ACATATCCTTAGCATGTTGCTTACGTACTTTTTCACTAGTACTACCATACAATGTTTTAAAATCAATATCTGAATTGTAAACAATATCAAATTCTTTTTTATCATACTCTTCTTTCAGTTTACATAATGCAATTTCTTTAAGTGATAATTCAGCAATTAACCCCTCCCAATATATCAATAATTTTTCAACAGGTACATCTGTAATAACACAACCGCACCATTTAGTTTTTCCATTGTCATAAGCAATTAATTGCTCCCAATTTCCATTATCATTTAATTTATAATCTATAATCATTCTACCATCTCCAATTTTAAAATTAAATTATACAATCTACCATCTACTTTACCTCTACAAACTGCACATTCATGACCTTCTTCAATAAGAAAATCCACAGCATCCTGCACAGTTAACTTCATAAAATCCGCTGAACTAAACTTCATTACTCATCACCACCATATTGGTTATAAACATCATTCCATTCAGTAAAATCAACATTATCATCTCTACTGAATACATAACATACTTCAACTATGTCAGCTAAATCTTCTGCAGGAACATTAAGAATTTCAACTGCATTTTGAAGTAATATTTTATCAATTGTTCCAGTATCACGATAATTGGTGTATAGTTTTCTCCATGTTAGATTAATTTCATGTTTGGCAGCTTTTTCTTTTGCTTCTTCGATGTGTTCTCTTTTATTCATTAAATATAATTCAAGTTGACATTTACTGATAGTATCTACCAATTCTTGTAGTTTACTTGTTAGTATTAGGTTGTTTCCTATTCCTAGGTATTGTTTTAAGCATTCTTCAACAAATCCACTTATATTTGGTATCTGTTTTCTTGCTTTATCCAATACTTCTGAATCAATACTTAATTTCAATGGTTCTTTTGTCATACTTTCAACCTCTTTTAGTAATACTTTTTTTCTACAGGACCATCACCCGTCCAAGAACATCATGACCATATGCCCATTATGACCATATGCCCATAATTTTAAAAATTTCCCTATAGAGCATTTTTCACCTTACTAATAGCTTCTTCCAACACACTTTTTGGATCAAGTGAAGTGTTAGTACATAACACACCACATTCATTTTTCAACCTAAACATAGTTTCCTCACTTAAAGGTAAACCATCATGTTCAGCTCTTGCCCAAACCATTTTTTCAATCTCTGAAATAATATCCAACTCCTTATCTGAAGTTACACCTAAAATTTCACCAGCATTTGTTAAATCTAAACCTAATGTTTCTAAACTTTCAGTATAGATTCGTATAGCATGTTCAGCATCTAACAGTTTAGTCACATTTCGACCTTCACATTTTGCCCTTGCAATTGTTAAACGTTCTAATGATTTAAGGTCTCTTGCAGTAATTGGTTTACCATCATAACTTTGACTTGCAGATTGTCTTACATCTACATAAAATTGTGATAATCTATCAATTACTTCATCAGTTAAAATAGGAAAACAATTAGCTTTCATATAAGTAACATACTTCTTAAAACATTCATCAGATAATGTTTCATGATTATTAACCGTATCCTTTTTATTTAACAAAGTATTAGCCAATTCTTTATCTTTATCCTTATTAATTGAATCTCTTAAAACAAAAATCAAATCAAACCTTGACAATGTTGATTCAGCAATATCTAACTGTTCTTTAATAGGTTTATTATCAGTAAATCGAGAATATTTAGGATTTGCAGCAGCCAATATACTAGTCCTTGCAGTCATTGTTTGAACCAAACCTGCTTTTGCTGAGCTAACACTTAATTGTTCCATAGGTTCGTTCAAACTTTTCTGTGCAGATGGAGTTAATTTATCAAACTCATCAATAACTAATAATCCAGTATCTGCAAGGATAACTCCTCCAGCTTCCATTGTCCAAGTACCAGTTAACTCATCTTTAACAGCACTTGTTGTTAAACCTGCTTGACTAGTGTTAGTACCTGCAATATTAATGCATTTAGGTGCACGTTTATTAACTGCAGAAACTAATTGAGATTTACCAACACCAGGGTCACCAATTAACAAAATATGACTTGTCCATCTATCCATAGTATCAGATTTAAAAGTATCATCAGATGGTCTGTTCCCTTCAAATAATTGCAGTAACAAACCTTCTTTAACTGTTTCATGACCATAGATTTCAGGAGCTAAAGTATTACATAATAATTGATAAATATCCTTTCGTTTAGATAATTCAATTATCATAGTTTTATCATCTTCAGTTAATCTGTAATCTTCAAAGGCATCATCAACTGGAGTTATATTATGAATATCAATAAGAAATTCAAATCCATCTGCTTTACCTCTTACTTTACGTGGTTCTACACGGAATTCACCAGTAACATCAACAACATCACCAGCTTTTAAATTATGATAAGGACTTGCAAGATAGTCTTGCATATATCCTTTAAATTCCCTAGTGTTACCGCCTTTACGTAATTCTAATGGTTCTTCAAGTTTAACTAAACGGTAATCACGATAATGGCTGCTGTCTTTAAGTAATTTGATTTTTTTACTTCCGCAATCTGGGCATATTGTTGGAATTGAGATATTAGTACCATCTTTAATATTGATAGTAATGTTCTTCATACACTCTTGACATTCATAAACAGCTTGTTTTAAATCAACACGAATGTCTGTGATGTTTTTAACCATTGCTTTGCAACTAATCCATTCTTTATTATTAGTTGCATCTAAATTATGAAGTTCAACAGTTTCTGGAACATTAATCAATTTAAAACTAATATGCTCTTTAGGAGTAGAATTAGTATTGTAGTACTCTTCCATACTGTCTATGAAAGTGTACATTCTCCAATCCCAGAAATCTTTACCTGACTTGTCAAGTAAAAATTCATTTAATTGGATGTAATCAATACTAATTTTGGACTGTTGGTGTAATGATCTAACTTCTTTTATTTCATCAGCATGGTTATTTTTGATGAAATTTTTAAACAGTCCTTTAGGGTTATATGCCATAGGTCTACTCCATATTTTTAATCATCCAACTATTATAATCACTTTTTTTATTTCCTGCAGTGATTTTAACTGTTACTTTATCCATTGAATCTACTAATTTTGCATGACCTAAAAAGTCAATGTTTTCCCAACAGGTGAATTCTTCACCATTTTCATCAACAACATATTCATCCCCTTGACATCTTCTAACACTATAAATAAAGTCAAAAGCATTACGATAAAAATCAAAAGTTTTACTAATGTTTTTAGCCATTCCATTTTCATCCACTTTAGGGAAATATGCATATGCTTCAAGAATTTCTTCACGTGGTTCATCAATAATTCGTACTTTTAATGAATCATAAGATTTGTCTTTTTTAGGAATAATGGATACTTCAGGATAACCTGTAATATCATCTCCTACATCTAACTCATAATTTTTGTATACTTCGTAATCTGGAAGTGAAAGTATTTCTTTTCCAGTTACTGTGGTGTATTCTTCACTAAATCCGCCTTCACATATAAGGTCATCAAATTTTATCTGTTCATTACTTTTTAAACTCATAAATTACACATCCATATTATTTTTTCATAAAATTAAAGGAGGTAAATTTTATTTACCTCTAAATGCTTCCATATCTTCAGCATAAGTTGCTTCAAATCCTGCCATTTTAACAATCCATGATAAGGCCATACGATATGCCTTACCTAAAGCTCTTGTCTGTGCCATACTTGCCATACTAAAATATTTCTTTTGGAAGTCCTCTTTAGTACAATAAGCTTCAGCTGTTGCAAGAACTTGACCATCAACAATTTTACCATCATCGATGGTTGGGTTTTGATATAATGTTGCTCTTGCTTTGAAACCAACTACTCTGTCTTTGTCATTTTTCATTTCTTCGACAATTCTTGTATCTGGAACAATACCTAACATTGTGCCTAATACCTCCCATCCTTCGACAGTAACATACTCTGCCTCTTTGTCTTTAGTGTTTAAACCTTTGACTACAAGGCCTTGTTGTCTTACTAATGGTGCTAATGTGTTTGCTACGTTTGTAGCAACACCTACTTTTACACTCATTGGTAATTCTGGATTTAATATTGCGTAGTCTGGTAATGTTTCGTTGACTTCTGCAATTTCAGTTGTTGGTTCTTTTATTTCTTCTTGAGTTACTACTTCAACTTCGTATGATGTTGGTTCTTCTTTTTTGGTTTTTTTATTCAATGCCATTTTAAATCTCTCCTAATGCTTCAGTTTCACGAATTAAAGGTGTTTCAGATTCCACAACTTGAATACAATGGAAACCTAATTTACCTTTGTAATATTTCTGTACTAATAATAAAACATCTCCAACTCTTGCAGATACTGGTTCTTTATTATAAGCAAAACCAGTTGCTTGTGCGATGTCTTCATGTCCAATACAACTGTACCCATCTAATGCTAATGCTTGGAATTCATCTTCAGATAATTCATGAATTCTTAAGTCAAAAGATGGATTGTTGAACATTCCCATGCTTAAACTGGAAATTATAAACTTCATATCTAATCCTCCTTAAATTATGGATTGCATTTTGTAATAATATGAACCACTTTCAACTGCAGATACATTCTGGAATAATGCTACAACAACTAAACTTATTAAAATTAGTAATAAGATTATTGCTGCAGGAAATATGATGTGTGCATATTTCATTGCAAATGCATCTATCCTATCGAGAACGGTTACTTTGTCTTTTTTTCTTAAATCATTCATAAGGCACACCATCCTCATCAAGTACAAGGTCTTCAGTGTTGTAACTGTTGTGGATTGCTCCTGCTACTTCATGGTTAATGAAGTAATCTGTGACAGTCCATTCACCAGTTACACTGGATTTTTCGATGTCTACATAATCATAGACACTGATGCTGTCTTTTAACCAGTGTGCCAGTGTGCAAGGAAATGCTTTGTTATTTCCTTTTCTGACTAGGCAGTTTCCATCTCTACGGTTAATGTGAATAATCATAAATTGTTCGGAGGGATCTACTGCAGGTACAACATCATCAATGTTACCATCGAATCTTGCTTGGAATGACATTAGTCATCACCACCTTGTAATAACTCTCTTAATTGACCTTTCAAAAATGCTTGGTCAATTAGAGCATTTTTTAATTCATTTGCAGTGAATGTTTTACCAAACAAGACAACTTCTTGAGTTGGTTCATTTAAAAAAATAGGATTTGGAGACATTAGAAATCATCTCCATCATATGGAATATAGCAATTTTCTGCTTCTTCAATTGCTATTTCTTCATTAGTTTGAAAATGGTGGTCATCAATAAAATAAGAAATACTACCACCAACTGCATAGTGACTAGCCCCTGGGACTAATCTTAATCCCATGTCTGCAGCAAGGCGGTATAATCCACCTATACTAGTACTCCAGTCAATTTCAACTGGATTGCTATTTTCATCATAGCTGATTTTGTCTAAAAATTTGAACATTGAAGTTGGTTCAAATTTATTATATACTCTATTAATGGTAAATTCAGCACCATTAATATTTACTTTAAAATTAGTGACCATTCCATCTGCATCGGTTGCATGTGAAATGACATTATAATTTCTCTCATTTCTCTTCATTCTTTACACCTACTCGGTTTTGTGAGTTGAATTGTATTGCCGTACAATTCATCTCTACTTATAGTTTGGTTATGTCCATATATAAATCTTTCGTTATTTCGTTACATAACTATATAAAGACATACTTACAAATATAATATTAATTACTAAAAAAAAGTAAAAAAAGGAGTTGTTAAATAATGGAAATTGTAAACTTAAATGTTCGATTAGATAAACAATTAAGAACAGACTTCCAGATTATCGCAAAAAAACAAGATACTACTGCATCTGCAATTTTACGTGAATTTATTCAACAGTATGTAAATGAAAATAAGTAAAAAAATAATTTTTTTATTAAATTTTTTTCAGATTGTTAGTAAATTGTTGCTAAGCATAGCTAAAGCAGTACAACTCTCCATTACATCTGGAACTATTTTAATAATGTTTAAATAGCATTTATTATATAAATTATTATTGTTACTACAATTCATTTATTCCTACTCGGTTTACTTGTTTTTAGTAACATGTGGTATGAGTTTGTTAGGTGTTGCCGCACCGTTTGAGCAAACTCTATCACAAATATTACATTCTAATTTCTGTTTTTCCAAATATTTAAATTTTAATACCATCAACGAAAATTAACTATCCAATTTTTAAATAATTCTTTTCAATGATGGTTAATTATACATTTGTCTTTTTAACATATAAAGGTTTTTATTAGTTTATTTTAAACAATATTCAATATTTTATACTATTTATTATTACTTTGAACATCAAAAATAGCAAAAACATATGGTAGAACATTTTAAAAAAAACAAGAAAAAATAGTAAAATGTATAATATCCTGAATACACACATCATACTATCCAACATTTTGGATCATTAAAAATATGAGGTTGAAATTTTATGAAAAAAATAATAAAAATCGTTATAGGTATCGGATTGCTTTTTTTATTAATTGGTGCAGTATCTGCATTTAAAGAAACAAATGATATTAAAGTTAAAGACAACCATTTAATGATAGATAGTAAAGAAGTAGCTGAAATAAAAGAATATAATGATAGTAGTTGTATTGATAGTGAAATTTTATCTAGAGATAGTGGTGCAATTATTAAATCTGTAGATACTAATGGTGCTAAAGAAGTAAGCAGTGTTGATAATCCTCGGAATGTATATGAATACTTAACTAATAATGGAATGTATTATAGTTTTGGAGATGGTGAACATACTTACATTGTTGTTATTAATGAGGATAATTGGAAAGCAGATATGTTATCTAAAATGGATAAATGGTGTGTAGAGAATAGTAAATAAAAAGGTGTTACTTAAAGTAACACTTTCTTATTTTTCTGTGTGTGTTTCCCAACCATATTTTTCAATTAGTTTAAATTCTTCTGAATCAGTATTTATCATTGATGGGTCTTTCCATACAGGAGTATAAAATAATTGATATTCTTGGGTTCGTGGGTCATATTCCTGGGTAACTTCTAAATCAAAATATACTTTTGCAAATGCTTGGCGTATTTCTTTAGGAGCATTTGGGTCTAATTCTTTTAAATTTTCTACTAATTCATCAAATGCGTTTTTATATGCTATATTTTCCATTTCTTTTAGATTAAAGGTTAATACTTGTTTTAATGTTTGTTTTTGTATTATTCGAGGATTGATTTTTTCAATTTTTTCTTTATTAATTTTAATATTTTTTCCACTCATTTTAAACTCTCCCATACATTTTCTCTTTCTTTTATATTATTTATCTCATTCCATATTTCATCAATTTGTTTTTCTTTTTCTTTTAATTCCTTATTCTCTTCTCGTAATTGTTCATTTTCATTTTTGTACTTGCTAGTTTCTGTGATGTATAAACAATTCATATGTTCAACATACATCTTTTTTAATTGCTCTGGAGTATCAATGTAATATGCTTGATCTACTTTGTTTTTTGCTTTTCCTTGTAATGAATTTATTATGTCAATACTTAATCCATCATTTCTTAATGTTGTGGCATGGTATTTCCTTAGTGTGTGACATCGAAGTATACTATAATTGTTACCTACAGTTACTCCTAATTCTAATGCTTCGTTTAAATCTTCTAATTTTAAACTTACCCATAGGTAACTGATTTTGAATAATTTTGAATCTAATGTTAAGTTATCTTTTCTTGAATATAGGTAGTTTACTATATATTGTACTGCTTCTGGAGTGCAAAAAGTGTAATGGAATTTATTTGTTTTTGTACGGGTTAATGCAAATGTTGGTATTACATCATCTCTTCCATTTAATTTATTCAGCATTTCATTTATATTATTGGTTTGATGGTATTGTTCTGTTGCTGTTAAAAAATCACCAATAGTTAATTTCATCATGTCTATTTTACTCATACCACTACTTGCAAGGAATAATATTATTGCTTTCATTATCGGGTCAGTGGATTCAATTGCTAATTGTAGATTCTCACGTGTGGGTATTTTTATTTCTATTGTAGATTGGATGTTTATTCGTGGCAAGTGGTGAATTTCTATTTCATGATGTCTGTAAAATGTTGTTACTCTTTTCATCATTGTGTTAATTGTTTCTTTAGCATATCCATACTCAATTAGATAACTTCTGAAATCTATTAATCGTTTTTTTAATGTTCTCCTTTTCCACCTTATTCCTTTTTCTTCTTCATGGTCTGCTTCATCGATTAACTCCTGTAATGTCATCTCGTTAAATTCAGTATATTTTGTAATAGCATGTTCATATACTTTGATGCTTCCAGGACGTAGGTTTCGTTCTCTTGCAAAATTTTTAAATATGGTGTCAGTCATAGTCATATGTATCACTTTATTAAATATTCTTTTTTATGTGAGAGTATTTGAAAAGTATTAGGTTATTATTGTTATACCGAAAAAGTTATGGTGTAATAACCTTATACTTTTTTGGTTATATTATTTGTTTTCAGATTATTTATATTTTGCAGTATTAATAATCGTTCGTATATTATCTAATGAACGATTATAACCCCGTTATATGCTATTATAAAAAAAGTATACATTTTTTGTATAAAATAATTTAAAAAAAGAATTGAAAAATAATAAAATATGAGGATGTGGATTATTTTATTAGAATCCTATTAGTGTTGTAGTTTGCATACTTATTTTTTCCATGTCCTCATGATCTAAAAAAAAATAATGGACCAACACACAGGTTGATCCAAAAGTGAATTACCATATATTTTTACTCAACAATTAAAAACAATATTTTTATTCAAATTAAATAATGGATAATAAATCAATTTAATAATTAAATAGGTGAATTTAATTTTAAAATTGGAGTTTTATAACTAGTGTTTTCATATTTTCTATTACTTCTACCAGTTATTGAATAAAATATAAATGTTTTTAATGCATCATTGTAAATGGTAATGTTTATAAATTGTTTAATTTTCTTTCAATAGCATCAATATCTGCTTTTAATTCTATGCATTCTTCCTTTGCTTCTGGAACATTGCTTAATTTAGCATATGAATGTTTCTTTTGCTTTAAGATATACCTTAATTTATTTTTATTCTGAATTCGTTCTACAAAATCTGTGTTACTCATTGTACAAACTCCTCATCAATTAACTCATTTTTATCAGGTAAATCATGTTTATGTCTTAACTTATTTAAACGAACCTGTACATCAATAACTTTATCTGATGCTCCTTTTTTACTATAAGCTATATTAATTGTTTTCTGTGTTAAATTAAACATTCCATTTAAGATTTTATTTTTCATTTGTAACCACCAACACGCTTTTTTGACTAATACCATCAATATAATACTTTGCTTCACTTTTACTACGGTTTTCAGTATAACCACAATAGCAGCCATAATTACAGCTACTACCTAAACTATTGTGAACATCAACAGAATTATCGTAAATTTTATCAAAGTTAGTGTAATGTCCGAATCCTTGAAAAGTAGATGTACGGCGGTACATTTCATGTATTCCTGCATCTTTGTTATTAGATTCAAGAATCTTTTTAATACCGCTCCAACCTACATCGCTGAAGTTTTTCCATTCAACTTTAAGGTTTTGATTATAATTTTTATTGAACCACGCAAAGAATGTGTCAATTCCTTGATGTCCTGTGCCTGATGTGGTAGTTCCCATAACTGATGCTATTGTTGATTGTTTTACAACAATTCCAGTGAGATTACGGACTATTTCTTGTGCCATATGACAAGCACAAAAATAACCAGTATTTTGACCACGATTATCACAACCAGTTTCTGTGGACCTACCAAATTTCTTTTTTGGTTTTACAAATACGCTGCTGTCACATGTGATTTTCTTTGGTAATTTTTTGTTTTTGCTATATGAATAAATGATTTTAGCCAATACATATATGCATAAATTAATGCTTATTTCATTTTTAGCAATAGGCACATTTGTTGGATTAGTTTTATTGTCATTTATATAGGTGACAATGTAGTTAGCCATGAGTTTATATTCATTCTTTTTCAAAGTTATTTTAACTGATTTGGTTTTTGTAGGTTCAGTATTTTTAACTCTGATAACTTTCTTATTTTTACCAATATCATTTACTGCTCTTGCAAGCAAGTATAATGTACTTGCTTTATCCATATTAGGTGGTAATTGGTAGTTATGCCTTGTATATTTGATTATCTTTTTAGATTTTTTAACAATGTTTTTAAACTTCATATTTTCACATCACATCTTTCAAGGATTTCTTTTTCCTCATCTTCCAACTGATTAATCTTTGATTGAATGAGGTCTTTACCTAATTCAGTATTATCCTCATCCAATCTAGCATTATAAAATGCTTTATACTCTTGAATCTCTTTTAACCTTGATTCATCCATATTCATAAAAAAACCTCACTATCTTTACTATCAAGATAACAATTACGATTAGAGAGTAAATAACAACATTTACTCTCATCTTTAATACAATGCCCTTGATTAGGACATCCTTTATGCACATCAACTTCTTTTTTCTTCAAAATTATTCACCTTTAGAATGGTTTATTAGGATATTTACTAGTACCAGAACCATGAGGATAACCCCGACAAACATAACCCCATGCACTATGTGTATCAGATGCACAATCCACATAACGTTGTCTTTTACTTGATTTAGTAATTACTTTACCATAAACATGTCCAGATACATGCACATACCATAAATCAAGATACTCACAACAACCTGCAGCATCACATAACTCAAAGAATAACCTTGTCTGGTCACAACAATTACCACGCCTATTTCTCAAACAGTTACTAGCAGAATGAGTGAAATTATAATATTTACTATATTTCACGTGATTGTCCATCCATGCAGCAATTCTTTTAGCTGCAGTAATACCTTTCGAATCTCCAACAATTCTTAATGCTTGTTGTCTAATTGCTTTGCTTGGATTACCTCTTATTTTACGGTCAATCTTTTTCAAACTTGCCCATTTTTTACTACCAACACGTACTTTTTTAGTATCATAAACAAGTTTGCCTTTACGAAGCAAAGCTGCTCTGCTTTCACTGGATTTTTTAGTTTGCTCAATCTTTTTCAAACTTTTTGGATTAGGATGGCCATTGCCTTCAGCACTCCAATCTGCATCACAGTTTGTACAGAAGAGATGTCCTTCAATACTACCTCCTTCTTTTCCTTTTGTACCCTCAAAATAACCATAATCAGTATGTTTGCCAGCCCACCATATCCCCCAAACAAGTGTACCTTTATGACCACAACTGGAACATCTGTTTTCAAATACTGTTTCAGTGAAAACACTATAAGGGTATTTGTCTTTTCCTGAGGAATTACGGCCTATTGCTTTGATTTTCTTTTTGTCAGGGCTTCTACCGAATTTATCCCAGTATCTTTTAATTGTTTTATATTTTACTTTCTTTTTAACCTTGGATTTCTTCTTTTTATCATTGTTTTGCTTTTCAATTTCACCAGTTACAGTTACATTGATTGAACTGAGTGTTTCTAGGTATTCATCATCTCCAGCAAAGAATACATCAATAGTGTAATCTCCAGGTTCAAAAGCAAGGTGAATAGTAGCATAACCCCATGGATTAGTTACTTTAGTATAAACTATACCTGTTGGTGAACCACTTGACCTTACGGTGAAAGTTAATAATTTATTAATTAAAAATTCTTCAGAGTATTCATCTTCAGGGTCATAATCTTGATTTAACAATCTAACTGTAAGATTACTTTCAGCAGGATATTCAAATTCTTGATTATCTCCTTCAATGTAAGTTTCATTTAGTACATTTTTAACAATCTCTGTACTATAATTAGATAATTCAATAGTGTTTTTAGCAATGTCATGTCCATCTTTAGTTAATTTAGAAACTCTTGCAGTTACTATTTCACTTTGACCTATAAGTTTAACATAGATTTTATCATGTAATTCATAATCATTGAATTTCTTATCTTTCAAGTTAGCAACATCTAAAGTAATGTTAAAATCACGATTTAAACTATCTTTTAACTGTTTAGCAACTGCATTATAAATAGCATAACAATCTTCTTCTGAAGTATCAACACTACCCATTTTAGGAGTGTTAACTGCTCTTTCAAAAGCAGAATCTTGTTTACCAAATACTACATTATATTCAACACCTATCCCAGATTCAGTTTCAATATGAAACTCACCAGCATATTTTGTAAAAGGTGCTGTCCAATAGGCAGTTCCTACCCAATATTCCCATTTAGAATTAGAAGGGTCATCGGATGGTTTTAATGGTCTGCTACAATAAGAACCTGCAGGGTCACTTGGACAACTTGATGAATTTTTATTTGCTTTTTCCACAGTATAAGGAATCAAATCCCCTTTAGTCACTTCAAGATTTTTCCAATTATTTAAAATTGTTCCTATTTGGTCTCTTGAAAGACTATCACTGCCATCTTGAATTTGTATTGATGGAGATATTGCATTGTAAGTATCTGACTCATCTCTTTCAAATTCAATATTATCCACATTAAAACCAAAATCAAGTATTTCTTCATGAACATGTCCAATTTGAGTATTTAAACAAGTTTTAAACAATGGTTTGTTTTTCACAGTATCCCAAATTGCAAAATATGCATCATCTGGAATTACACCTTTGGTCATTGTTGGATCATTAGCCATGCTGACAAATTCACGGTCATTTTCACCTGCTTCATCTTGACCATGTGTTGCTACAAATGTTTTTTCATTAACAACAACACCTAAAGTATCTCTTTCTTTACAGAATTCAATAACACAATGCTCTGTTTGGTCTGTGAATCCTATGTCTTCACTACTCCATTGTAAAGGTGGTTCATTACTTTTTTGTTGGTATATCTCACCTTCAACATTGTAAATTCTATCTTGGTCATCTATGATTCTGAAATCAACATCTTCAGGATTGATAACATAATTCATATGATTATAAACGTTACCATCTTCAAAATCATACTCATCATCATCTGGGTCATAAGTAGATGGTAATTGATGGCCTTCATCATCAAAAGGATAAACTTCAGATGGGTAATCTTCTCTGGTTAAATTTCCGTATTCATCGTAACATTCTGATTCAACGTAAGGTGAAAAATCATAATTTAAATGCAATGTCCAATTCTTATTAGTAGCTACTGGATTTAAGAAATCAAGATACCTGTAGATAACATTTGTATGAATGTCTTTCTCATATCTAGTAACAAAAACATTTCCAGTTTTTTCTTCAATATGCCTTAATAAAGTCATTAAAGTCATACTGCCTGTAACTGAAATTTTATTATGTGATTGATTGATTGCTTTTTGAACAATACCAATGTTGAAATATTCTCCAAACATATCGTTTAAAGCATTATAATTAATGTTTACTTCAAACTTCCCATATGTAGTGTCTATATCATATATTTGTGGTATTATTTGTGTGTGTTGGAATAGTGGAGCATAATTAAGCTCCACTAATACTTCCTCACAATCCACATTAAAAGTATTTTTTTCATATAGGTCTTCTTTCACAGGAGTATTGATAATATACAAACAATCTGCTAAAGATGGACTTCCACTTATCCAAATTTTATTTCCTATTTTGAATAATTCTTTATCTTCAAGGAATTCTTGAAAGGTATAAGTTAAGTCAATTGTTCTTAAACCGCCTTTTTCTAATGTTTCTGTTATTTCACAAAGGTCAGGGTCTAGGAATTGTAGGAAATTCTCATTTCCATCTAATACAACAATATTAAGTGACATATTTTTACCACCTTTCGTTGTATTCTACTAAACGAATACTTGCATTAGTAGCTTCAAATTCATATTCTCCATGTAAAATAAACCAATCTGTGTTAAAATCAGCATATTTACTTATGTCTTCATAATCTGTGTCATCTTCATTGTCTTTTAGGTAAACTTCTCTGTCTTCACAGTTGATTTGAACTATTTTACCTTTCCAATCAGCAGGATAATACAAATTAAATTTTTGCCCTGTGTGATTTTCTCTTATTTCAATTTCTGCTGCAGTTGGTTTTACACTAATTAATGGTGCTACACCAGTTAAACCTTGCACATAACCTATAGTATTGGTTACTGTGGATTCTTTAGTATATGCTGTACCTGATGGTACGATTAATTTTGCTTTTACACTGTAGCTTGAAATTTCAATATCATTATCAAAAACATCTTTAATAATATACTCCCAGAATAAACCTGGGTGGTGACTGAATTCTATTCTTTTTGGTATTGGTCTGTTTAACTCATCTCTTTCATTGATAAGTAATTTTGTAATTTGCTGTAAACTTAATGTACTGCCTTCTAAATCACAATTATCACCAATATCAAATTCTAATTCGATTGTTTTTTCTTCAATGTTCTGTAAGTATGCATCATTGGTATCAGTACCGTTGATTTGAAGATATTCTACTTCAGTGTTTAATCCTGCTGGAATTTTAACATCTTTTAAGAATACACCATAATAACTGGTGTCTTCCCCATCAATGTAACATTTAACAACTTGTGAATCTATTTGTTCGATGTAGAATACGATTTGAGCATTTCCAAGTATTATGTTACTGTCAATTCCAGTTAGACTATTACTGTTTGTGATTTCGATTTCCCATTTTTGTAGATCTACTATGTCACTTGTTGAAAATTGCCATAAGTCACCATTACCCCCTATATGTAGTATGTTGTTTTCATCAATGTTTGCAGTATCATCTGATAAGACAATACTTCTATTCCCAATTTTACCATTAGGAGCTTTTAATTTTGCATATATGACTTGTTCATCACATCTTTCAACATTCACTAACACTTCAATACCACGAACAGCCACATTTTCCAAAGTACCGTAATCTTCAGGCAATGGGAAGTCATAAATTACAATTGGTGTTGAACTTTCAAAAGCAGATAAATGCAATTCAGCTAAAGTATTTTCACCTATTACTTCTTCAATTGGAACTGGATATTTTCCTGGTGTTTCTCTTCTAGTGTACACTGATTTTTCAATAATACAAGGTTCTTCAAATTCAACAGTATTAGTCAATGGATTACCATTTGGGAAATCCCCCGTAACTATAAGATACATTGGATAATTTTTATTGTAGATGAATTCACAATCTACACTTTTCTGCACATTATATTCTGATGGTGGATTACCCCAATATTCAGCATTGGATAAAATTTCAATGTCCGTTAAGTTAGTGTAATCTGTACTGTCATCATTGATTTCTTCAATGTCTTTAGTTTCTTCTGCATTAAAAGTAACATGATAAGGCGTTGTGTATAATACAACATCTTCATCAGTTTTTACAGTTACATTCATTATAACAGTATCTTCTTGACTAGTTTGATTTAAAATTAAAGGAACTTCATAATCAAATTCATCCAAACTAAAAGTATCATTTGGTAAATCATAGGTTGTTTCATCATGTACTAATTGTATACTGTCCTCTGAAGTTATTTCAAGAATAGCATCAGTAATATCAATATTTTTAGGTATTTGCATATTCCTACTTTGACTGGTTTCACTGCTTATCATAGTCATGTAAGTAGTAATATTAGCCAAAATTGGATTGTTAAATACCCCTAATCTGAAATTAGTATACCAATCACGGACATGTTCTTCAGCTTCAGTATTCACAGTTAAATTGTTTTGGAATACATAAGGGAACTCATGACCTAACCTATTCAATTCCTCTTCATTAGTAAATGGGATAATAGTTGCATATGGTACTCCAAGGTCTGCTTGAGATGGTTTGACTTCATAATAATTTTTAAGATATTCATTATACAATGGTATTTCAGATGCGGTGTTTTCAACACGAACACTGAACTGTAAGTTATAATAACCTAACTGATGTGGAATTGCAGTTAATAAACAAGCATTATCAGTAAATGCACAATATCTTATGTAAAGACTATTATTTGTCCAGTAATATGGTAAGTTATCTTCAACAGTTACTTCTTTATCAATTTCAGTACCATTCAGTAATAAGTCAAAATCATAAATTAATGCATCACTTATCTCAGGATCATAAGTGTAAACACCATCTACTCTACAGGCAACTTCCAATGGATCCATTGTGAAACCTTCTTGTAATAGTATATCGAAGTCAAAGTTTTCTTCAATAACTAATGTAGTGAATGTGATTTCATCTGTTGCATCACTTGCATCAATTTCTGTAGAAGTTACATCATCAACAATTTCAGTAGCATCAATAGGTCTGTTTTTAATTACAGTTGTTAAATTTGCTCCTTTTTCACTGTACCATTCGTAAGCACTGAATGTACGTTCTAGTGTTGGTGCTTGACTGGATAGTGAAGCATTTGTACTTAAGTTTAAAGTTACACTGTTACTTCCAGTACCAAGACTCATTGCAGGATACCATATTAACTGCCTTGCCGATTCCTGAACAATATTACCAGGACCATTGAAACCATTATAACTAAATCCTAATGGTAAACTAAATGATACTGCTGGATTATGTCCACATCTGTTACTATCAGATAATACACATGTTAAACTATAATCTTCTTTGTTGAATGCTTCATTACTACCTTGTAATGTAATGTTAAAAGATGGTGAAACATATTCAACTCTTAAACGAACATATCTTAAATGTAAATTAGCTTCATACTTCTTACTACTATTCTCTGGATATGCTACTCTTACACCGAATGTTGGACTGTTAGCAATTGCATAAGGAATGTCTAAACTATACAATACTCTTGTATCATCACCAGTTTGCGGGGGTGCTTTAGCAGTATCTACAGTTGTATAATGTTTTCCTTGATGCATTATGACTATTTGCGGTCCTCCAAATGCACCTAAACCTTTATCTTTTTCATTAATCTTTGACCTTGCATGTCGAAGTTCAACATATATTCTTTTAACAACATCTCCCTCATTTAATCCTAGATTAAATTCAGTGCATGTTATTTTTGATGGTCTGGAATAATTTTTATTAGCAACTGCTACTTTTTTAGCTATTGCCGTTCCATCATTTTTTTTAATATTTTCAAGATTATCAAATTGTCTGTAATCTTTGGTATTGGTTTGTTCTACTTTGTTTGGGTATACTACTTTTTCATTCCATCCTGGAATGCTGAATACTACACGAACACGAACATAAGCCAATCGTATAAATGCACTATAATCATTATTTGATTTAGGATAAGCAATTCTTACACCGAAACTATCATCATTAACCATTGCTGGAGTTAATCCATTTACTTTAAATGATTTAGTAACTGTACTTGCGGTGGTTAAAGCTGGATAATCGGTTGAAACTGCATCTGTTAATTTTTTATTATTATAAATTAACATTACTTTGGGTGCAGGTATGTCTCCGATGTTTTTTCCTTTGTCGGTTGGTTTGTCATTATTTCCAACGTATAGTTTACGTTGTCTGAATTCAACTATTACTTTGCTTATTTGTGCATTGTTTTTTAGTTTTAAACCGTATTTTTTTAGTTCTAATGTTGCAGATTTTAGTATTGGACTTACTGGCAATATTGTTTCTGCATAGTCATGTTCAGTTTTTAGTCCTTTTAGGTTTCCAAATGCGGTTACTAATTCGCCGACATCGGAGGTGTTACTTATTGTGTCTGGGTATTTGTTTGCTGTGGTTTCAGCCATTGGGTATTCACCTCATTTTTTTTAGTTTAATAGAAATAGAAAATAAGAATTAGAAAAAATTTTAAATAGTGATGTATATTTTTTTGGAAAAGGTGTTGGTGATTTAAATATTAAAGTTAAATGTAGGTCATTCATAGAAACATACGAAATCAAAGATGCTATCAAGTATATTCAAGGTAATGTATCGACTGGTGATTTATCTAATATTACTGGCATTCCGACTAATTTCAAGTGTACTTTTAAAGTTAATCAAACCAGTACAAGTAATTCGTTCATCGGAATAATAATGGGTACTGATTCAAATAATAGGATACTATTTGGTAAAACTGGAAGTAATGGGCAACTTGGAATCTATGTTTATAATAATGGTTCAAGTGTGGCATCTGATACACAAAATAGTGTATATCAAAATAATGTTGAAGCAGAAACAGTTTACACTTATGATGATGGAGTACAAACCATTACTGCTAATAATGTAACTAAAACAGTAACCAATAGTAGTGTAACTGATAGAAGTTACAATTATATTGAAATTACCAATAGTCAATGCTCTGATTTAATAATCGAACCATTATAATGGTTTTATTTTTAATTCTTTCATATATCCTTGTTGTATGTCTATTTTATTTAATTTTGTTGGAGTATAATTTGCAGAGAATGATTTAACTTCATTATCTTTGAAGTAAGTCCAATCTCCATTATCATATGTAACTCCCATCAAGTATTCAATATTTGCAGATATATCTGTACAAGTTTGATTAACAAGATTTGTACTACTTCCTGTATTTCTTATAAGCACTCCATTAGCCCCCCAACTTGACCAATTACCAATGAAATAAGTATGAGAACTGTCAATTAATTCCACATCAACCCCGCCACCACCACTTAATGTTGGTTTGATCATTCGGAAACTAATCAATGCAGATGAAGGCAAATCAATATCACATGAAGTACAAGCACTTACAGTATCACGATACAATGTGCAATCTTCTATACTGTATGTTTCTATGAAAATTATACAACTGTATCTTCCTTTCAAAAACATACAGTAACATTGAAGATAATTGGTTATACAAAACATCAATTCCAGAGTATAGTAGAACTACACTTGCATCAGATATTTATAAAGATGTGTTTAATTCACCTATAAATTTACCATCGGAATTTGAATTTGAATTAGATTTCACACAGTCTGCAAGTGCTAATTTTGTTACTGTTATGATTGGTGAAACTTCAAATGACTTTTATTATCATGGATTTGGGAAATATCAGCAATTAACGATGGCAATTTCAAGAAATGATATTCGTAGTAATTTAGTTGATGATAGTAGAACTGGACTTGTAACTAATACTATTAAAATTGGTTACGATGGTACACAAATGTATTGTACTGCAAACAATCATACAATCACTAATAATAACTCTGAATTTAATTTAGAGATGTTTTTAGGTTTATTATGGGGTGGAAATAGTACAATACATTCAATCAAAATTAAAAAATTATAATGGTTTGATTTTTATGTTTCTGAATTTCCAACCAGTATTATAATTTCCAATTGCTACCAATTTACTTGGATTAATTCCATTTAAATTAGTTATACTGATGTCATTATTAAATTTATAATAAGTTCCATCATAACTAATCGTTTGAGGAATATAACTATTATAAACCATTTGACTACCAAAATTCTTACTATCTGAACCATTTCTTGCCCAAACTGAATAATTTGTTTCTGTACTTGAAACATGACCAGTTAATAATGCTTTACTATCTGATTCTCCCACCATTAAGTAGGAAGCAGTACCATCACTATATAATGCTTCATATTCAATTTTAAAGGTAGATGGTAAAGTATAATCAAATATATCTGGAGCAATATATTCAGAATTATAATATTTAACACAATCTTCAATACTGTATGTTTTTGAAAGTGACCTACACAGTATATTTATATATAAATCTCCCGTACCTTTTCCAAAATATTCTACAGATGCTTTACCAGTACCATCAGTAGTATCAGTTAAAGTCTCCACCAACGAATCATCAGACACTTTACGAACTTCAAAAGTAACAGACTCACCACTAACACTAACTGCTTGACCTTGACTTGTTAATTGAGCAGACAACACAGTAGAATCACCATCAGCATAAGACAAAATATCCTTAGTAGATGAAACACTAATATCATCAAATGGTGTACCATCCTCAATTAACATACTTGAAGGATAACCTTTAGCAACATACAAACTAGTAGTACCCTCAGGAATATACAATTTCAAACTAGAATCTGCCTGATAAAACCATGTATTATCATAAGTCAAAATATCATCAGAACTCTCCCAATTAAAATTAACACGAACTAACTCATAACAGTCAGAAAAACATGACTGCCCCATGCTAGTTACACTAATTGGAATATCAATTGAAGATAATTTTATACAACTAGCAAAACAAGACCTACTTAAAGTAGTTATTGTATCTGGAAGTGTAACTGAAGATAATTTCAAACATGCACCAAAACAATTATAACCTATACTAGTTACTCCATTTACAACAATAACTGATTGTAAATTATCACAACTATTAAAACTACTACTTTCTAAAACATTTACACTACCAGGAATTATAATTGATTTTAAACTAGAACATCCAAGAAATGCATTCTCATTAATTTCTGTTATAATACCATATATTGTTACATTATAATTATTAGTGGAACTATAAGTATGTGCTAATTTCCCAGAAGCATATCCTTCAATTGTACTATCTCCGTAATTAACTACAAGAATATCTTCTTCAAAACTTAATGGTGTATCAGTATATGTTTCAAAATCATCGGTTACTTGGAATTCCATGCCTGGTTCATCTAAATTAATAATACTACTAATGTCATTTCCTACATGAGTAAATAATTTACCCATTCCATTAATGTTAAAAACACGAGCAGTGATAGTGTAATAACCGTTACTATCTGTAACTCCACTACCACAAACATATTCAGTATTATCTTTGATTTGTATTAATTCAACAGAGACACCACTGTAAGATTTGCCGTTGACTGGAGATACTCTGCCTCCAATAGTAATTTGTGTTTTATTATCTAATATTTCTCCACCAGCCATTTATTCACCAACTCCAAAACTTGTTATTGTTACATTTGCTCCAATGCTATAATTTTCACTATCAAAAGTACCTAAACGAGAATCACTAGTCAAATACTCAATCAAAACAGTATGACTACCTCTAACTTTAGTAATATTATACACAGCCACACCACTACTATTAGTAGTAACAAGGACTGGAGTTTCAGAATCCACAGTAAACCGTATATCCTCACCAGCCAAAGGTACTTCATGCAAATCAGTTAAAACAACACTACAAGCCACATTACCATCATCATAAACTGACCATTCATCAAGACTAACAGTTAAAATACTACCATTAACCCTCATAACATACTTACCATCAACCAACTCAACTTCCGATTGCTTACAATGCAAATCAGTTAAAACTAAACCATCAGTAACAATATTACCATGAGCCCTAACCTCTTTAGGACTCACATAAACCTTTTCCACCATAATTTATACACCTCTTGCCCTACGAGTTTTAGCAAGAATTCTTTGTTTAACTTTCTGATCCAATCGCTGGAATTCACGATTTTCAACAATACTTTTAATGACTTTTTTATCATTTAACATACTGATTAATGTTCTTTCATCAATATGTGATGGTACATTTTTCAAATCAAATGTTAAAGTAATATTCTCATCAACAGTAATATTCTCATCATGCTCTACAGTATATTCACCATTACCAGCAATTAATGAAGACACATCAGAGTCACCACCAGCAGCCATAGGAATATCCCCACCAGCAGCATCACCACCAGCAGCACCAGCAATCTGAGCAATACCATTCTTAATACTATCTAATATAGGTTGAATTCTATTCCATGCATCTTGGAATGGTCTAACAAAAGCACTTGCTACACCAGATAAAGCACTAGCAACATCACCAGGTAAGCTACGAATACGATTAATCACATTAGTAACAACACTACGAGCCGCAGCCGCAGCAGACTGAACCCACCTATGACCAGCACTAACAATAGCAGAAACAACACGGAGTAATGCTGCTAAAAACAATGCTGGTAAACTACGAATAACATTAATAATTCTCACTACAAACTGTCTAGCACGAGCCGCAGCAGTAGTAATCCACTTAGCCATAGCCATAATAATACGAACATTAACCATCAACAAATAAACCGCAATTCTACCAGGTAAAGTAGCAATATACATTAAAATATTCCTAACAAAACCTGCACCAGCACGAATCGCTGCACTAATAAATGCTTGAACAACAGGACCTAAAATTTGTATAAGTTGGTTCATAATAGGCCATATTCTAGTAACAATATTCTGCCATGCAGTAGCAAAAGCAGTTTGCACATCCTGCTGACCAGTAGCAATACGATAGAAAGCACCAATCATTTCTTCAAGATAAATAATGACAGTTCTAATAGGAGCAGTTAACACTGTCCATGCATCACCAATTCCTTGAATTAAAGCAGCCACAATATCAAAGTTACCACCCATTTGTATTCCAAAGAATTCAGCAATAACATCTACAACAGGTTGTAATGCTGAACATAAAGCATTCCAAGCATTAGTTGCACCCATAATAAATCCTTGAACATCAGGATGGTTTATAAATGCATCCCATAATCTTTGTATTCCTGCCCATATTGCATCGAGCATACCATTAATATCACTCCACCAGCCGAAAGCTTTACCAACTTCAAAAACTGCAGCAACAAGTAAACCTATAGCTGCACCAACTGCTATTATGATTGGTAATACTGGTGCTAATGCAGCCCATGTTGCAGCTGCTGCTGCAATCCATGCTGGAATATAAGTTGTCCATAAAACCACTGCAATTACTGCAAGTGCTCCAACAACTACACCAATTCCTATTCCGAGTTGAGCAAAATCTGGAAGACTATTCCAAGCACTTTTAATACCATCAATTACACCAATAATTCCATTAATCATACCTACAATTGCAGGAGTTATTGGTAATAATACCGATTCTAATAGATTGGATAATGTAACTGTTAATACTTGCCATGCATCATCTAATGTATCAACTGACTTTGCTAATTCATCATAATGCTGGTCTTTTAATGCTTTATTCATAGCATTTAACAAACCAGTTTTATCGTTAATATCTCCACTCCAACCATTGTTCATTAAATCTTCTTGACTAATACCTATCTCTTTTAATCTACGGAATTCACCATCCATTGCATCTGCCAATGCTAATGTTGCATCTTCTGCACTTCTACCATTTCTTTGCATTGCATCTGTAAAGATAGCACTAGTTTCTGTTAATTGAGTTAAAGATTCTTTTGGCAATCCTAAACGATAAGCCATATCCATAGCTTGTTGACCTACAACATCCATATCAACTTTCTTAAAAGTAGATTGTAACTTATCTAATTCACTTTGAAAAGTAGATACTTCTTGTCCACTCATATTTAACCTACTACCAAAAGCTTGAATACCTTGTCTTGCATTCATACTTGCTCTTGTAGATTCAACAAGACTAGACACTAAATCATAACCCACCATTGCTACGGCCATACCAGCAGCACCTTTAAGAAAACTTAAACTACTTGCAGCACCTTTAGCACCATTAGTAAAACCAGATAGTTTATTCCTAACACCATCAATAGCCCCACTAAACTTACCTTTAATGGAAGAACCAACATTAGAAATAGTAGAACCAAAACTAGTCATCCTATTACGAGCTTTAGTTAAAGCACCACCTAATTTATTATCAACAGTAGTAGCAACATTACCTAATTTAGTTTTCAAAGTATCAAAACCAGGAATCTTACTTAACATACTGCCAGATTTACCAATGTTTTTAATACTTTCATCCACTTTCTTTGCTGCAGCAGATGCTTGGTCTTGAGCTTTCAATACGATTTCTACTAATTGTTGACTTGCCATTCAAATCTCACCTCCGATTATTTGTTTAATAAAAAAAAGGGAGATAAAACTGTAAGATTCTAGTCTTATCTCCCTTTTTTACTTTTAGAATGTTTATTGATTTCTTTTTCCTTTTCTTTATCTAACCATTTCCAACCATAGAATAAGAATAATTCCTGTGGTATAGTTAATTCGTGTTGTTTATTGGTTAATCTATAACCTCTATCTTCAAATAATATAATTTGTTTTCCTTCATTCGTTTTCAGGAAATTGTTTGGCATCATCCTCTGTAGTGTCTACTCCAGATAGATCCATAATATTATCATAAATTTCAGTAATTGCATTTGAGCGGAATTGTTTTATTTCATCAATTGTCCATTCATCATTCTTTGGATTGTTAATTGATTTATGTATTGCCAAGTATTTTGCTTCCGCTTGTTTTTCTTGAAGTTTTGGTAAATTCATTTTACCATCAGTCATTGTTTTTCCACGATTACTTGTAGCATTGAAAGTTCCATATCCTTGAGCTTCAAGGTTTAATACTTCGTTTACTTCTGCGGAAGACAATGGCCTTAACCATAATTCACCATTTAATGCTTCGATTTCTATTTTTTTAGGATTATCAATCCCTTGTAATATTTCTGATTTAGTTAATACAGTCATATTTATTCACTTCTGGTAATTCAATTTAATAAAAAAAAATATTAGAGAAAAATTGTTGCAGGTTTAATTATGTGCAACAATTTCTTCTTGATTGTTAACTAATTTAATGTACATATCAGTTTCTACTTCAGTAGTACCATCATCTAAAGTTACAACACCTGAACCGAGAGTATCTAATATTAATGTTGCTTCAATAATATCTACACCACTCATATCATACTCTACTCTTAAAGTACATTTAGGGAATAAGATTTTACAATATATATCTGCATCTTCACAATGTGCAATTGTAACTTCTAAAGGTACTTGTAATAATTTACATGCAGATGGTTCTAATGCATTAATTTCACCATATTGAGCATCAAGAATACTACGGACAGTATCACTGGTTAAAGATGTGGTTAAGTTAATACTATTTTCTCTTTTACCTGCTTGTGCTCTTTTTTGTGGTGCTCTTGAACCCATACCAATAGTGGAATCAACATCATGATTGTTGTTTCCTTCAAATTGGAATTGCGTGGAAACACCATCTAAAGCCTTTAAGTTTCCTTGATTATCAGTACCCATTTTAAGTGATACATCATAAAACATGATGAATAAATGTTCATTAGTTAATTCATCAGGCCTAGTGAATGTAGCACCATCAAAACCAATTATATCTGCTTTTTCTGTTTTATAAATCCAATCTGCAGATACAGTCATGTTTTCATCAGATACTTCTAAACTTAAACTATCATTCTGTACACCGTATAAGTATTTTATAAGTGTATCATACACTGCCATTCCACGGAAGGATGGTAATTCTTTACATTCTCCACCCCAGTATTCATGAGTATGTACTGTTTCACTACTTCCTGCAGTGTATTTGTAATTGTCTAAGTATGCTCTGAAATACCATGCTAATTGTTGTAAATCTGCATCTGCAGTTGTAGAACCTTCTGGTTTCATTATTCCTGCTCTTGCACGTTTGTTCATACGAGAGCCACCAGACTTTGTAACTGGTTCATCACCAAGATTGAAGTCAACATCTTCAGCTTGATTCCAGAAATCTAAATCAAAGTCAGTTTTAGGAATGATTTCACCATAGGTAGATTCCATTTCTAATCCAAATCCACGGTCAACCATAATAATCGCTAATCTCCTAATTGTTTACAACACATTTTCCAGTTAATGATGTGATGAACGTTTAATACTACTCCAGTTACTGGTACTTTGTCTGATTTGCCTTTTACATCAACATAACCTACTGGACTGTAAGTTTCTAATGTAATATTGGTTATCATTCTTTGACCTGGTAGTATTTCAGATTGTACTGTTTGCCAGTTACGGAGTATTGATAATATTACTCTTCCTGCAAGGTTTTGTGATTCCATATCTGCAGTATCCAAATCAACATCATAGATTCCACAGTCAAATTCAAATGGAGTTATTAATGTCATTGTTTGACTAATGTCTGCTTGTCTATCTGCATTTGTTGGATGTTGTGTTACCCATACAACGGGTTCATCAACACTTCCTTCATCGTAATAAGTATTTACAAAGGATTCAACATCTGATAGTAAACCACCATCTGTTATTTCCATTGTTATGCAAGTGTGTATAATTTCATTAATCTTTTCAAAACCAGTTACAATATTAACAGTCATCCAACCACCTCTTTAATTGCTATTTGGAAATGTTCTGGGATTTTAGGCCTTACTTCATTAATACTTTTTTCAACAAAGTGTTTGCCTTTAATATTAATCATATGCCCTTTACTGAAGAAACCAGGACTTCCACCCCAATGTAAAGCTTTTTTACTTTTAGGTTTTATCATATGACTAGAACCCCAGTTTTGAGCTGCAGCATATTTTGCAGGTGATTTAATTGTAATACTTGATGCAGTTCTGCTTGTTATTGCCCATTGTTTTAAAAGCCCATGGTCTACTGGACTGTTCTTCATCAATTTATTAACTAAATCTAATGCGGATAATTCAAGCCCTCTTTTTGTTATTTCTTTGGTTTTAGGACCTAAATCTTTATAATGACTATAATCAACTTCTACTGTGACCATAATTCATCACTACCAGTTATAGCCAATACTCCAATACTATTAGGTTCAGTACTACTGTCTTTGATGAAAGGTTTTAGATCATCTTTCAACTCTTCAGTAAAAATGTCAGAAGATACATTTTGTATTGTCCAGTCATTGACTTTTATTATTGGACTGTCACGTTTTTGTATTGCTAATGATGCCATGTTACTGGTTAATCTTAAGCATACATTTTTTACTGCATCCCTTACATTTTCATCTGTATAATGTCTGTTAGTGTAGCTGTTAATCAAATCTTGACTTTGTAAAATCCAGTCACTAACAATTTCTTCTAGTTTTACTGTGTCATCTTTTTCAAGATTCAAGTGTTTTGGTTTTAAACCATGAAAATTTATTACTTCATCTACACTAATCCACATTATTTATCACATCTTTATTTTTGGAAATTATATTTTTCATTTAATCTTTTTTTTATGAATTCTCCTCCTCAGGAGTTTCATCAGTTACTGCGGTTAATTCAATAGTAAAACTTGTAGTTTCACCAGAAGTAATGGTATCAGTATAATCTTCAAAACCATCTGCAGTAACTGTTACAGTATGTTCGCCATCAACAATCTTTTTAATAGTACATCCACCACTAGAACCAGTAGTTGCAGTTTTTCCTTCTACTGTAACAACTGCTCCTTGAACTGGGTTTTCACCATCAGTAACAGTGAATGAAAGGTTAGATTTACTGGTGGACATTTCATTATACAATACAGTATAACGAAGTTTACGAGAAATCTTTTGTTTATAAGTTAACTCATTCCATGGAGTTAAATCAAGTTTAGTTGATAGATAATTCCATAATTTGATTTTACTTCTACGTTCTAAAGGTTTCAAGTCTGCCCAATCATCTAACTCTATAACAACATTGTCTTGTATATGCTCATACAATCGGCGTATATTTCTTTTTGTTCGTAATGGGAGGTTATCCCATGAACTTAATGCCATGAGAAATCACCCATTTTATAATCTGTGTTCTTCTTGAATTTCTGCTGCTTCAGTGGAAGTTATGTTAGCAGCAATAACTGCATCCTTCCATTGTACACCCGCTGCACATCTGATACGGTAGAAGTATTCAGTTTTTTCTTGTGCAACAACACGGTTAGGTTCAACAGATAAATCTTTATATACACCATACCAAAGGAATTCAGGAATAGTAAGAATAGATGGTACATTACCATATACTGTACGGCCATCTTCTGCATCTAATACTGGAGAGTATTTTACTGGAATATTTTTGTAGGTTAAGTTTGGTCTACCAGTTACATTAGTGTCACCAAGGCCAGTTTCACGAGATGCAAGGAGATTTTGGTAACTATCGTATACTTCCCATGGAACATAGAAATTCATACGGTTTAATAATCCTGCTGCACGGTATGCAGTTGGCATTTTTCCAATCATTGCATCAAACATTGCTTCAACAGTATCATCTAAGTCAAAGTCTGCAGTACCACTACCTGCTGCAGTGATTACACCTTGACTGTTTATTGCAGAGTCTGCAGTTTGAGTTAACCAACCATCATAAGTACTGAATAATTTATCTGGTGCTGCAGGTGAACCACTAGTGTAACTACTGTCACCAAATACATTTAATGCTTCTATGTCTAATCCTACTGCTTCACCCATCATAGTTAATAATGTTTGTTCAAATTGTTCTCTTTCAATGTTATCTTCTTTATCATCATCGAGAATACTTGTTTTTGCTTTTAATTTAGTACTGTTTAATTCAGCTTTACCGAAACCAATAGTAGCTTCAGTTAATTCGTTTTGAGTAACTTGTGCACCATCAACAGTTTTGTAACCAGTTTGTAAAACTCTACCTACAATTTTAGTATTGGAAACAACTTGATTCATGGTGTTCATTTTACGGAAACTTGCATCAGCTAATATGGATTGTTCAGTGATTGCAGCTCTCATGAATGTATTAAATTGTTCATCATTCAATAATGCTCTTGCAGTGTTCATGTCCCCTCTCATTGACTTAAACACTTCTTTTTCATTTTCATTTACTATTTGGGATAATATATGTTCGTTTACCATAAGTATCACGCTTTAAATTTGATTTATATTTTTCTTGTTCCGTCAGGATTACGGCCTAAGAATTCGTAAATATTAACAGGTTTACTTTTTTCTGCAGAGATATTGTCATGAATAGGTTCTGCTTTGGATTCGCCTTTTTCTGCAGTTACTTCTTCTTCAATAGTTTCTTCTTCCACTTCTTCTTCAGCGGTTTCTTCAACTACTTCTTCTTCAATTTCTTCTTCAACTTCAGTTTCTTCTTCAGTTTCAGATTTTTCTGCAACTGGAGTCAAAGCTTCAGCTAAAGTTTTAGCAAATTCTTCTTGCATGGATTTAAAAGACTCACTGAATTCAGTTTTAATAGATGCAATTTCATCTTTAAGTGAAGCCACTTCAGATTTTAATGCAACTACTTCTGCTTCTTCAGACATACCCATAGCAGAGAGTACTTTGCTTTTTAATGATTTAACATCTTCTTGATTTTCCATTATATCACCGTTTACTTCACAGAATTTACTATCATGTAAACAAGGACTTTTAACCAAGCTCACAGATAATACCACTGGGTTTGGAACATCTTTAATAAGACTATTCCCAGCACTACTAACATCTTTACAAGCACAAGGCATCGGAGCATCTTTATTGCTTTTTAATGCAGATAAATACTCATCTGCTCTTGACTGTGTGAAGACACTAGCACTATACCCAGTATAACCTCCAGTTAATGCATTTTCAATAGCATCACTATTGGTTATATGTGAAGTGACAAACCAGGTCCCACAGGGATAACTTTTTAATGATCCATCAAGTGTGGTTATGGTAGTGTCTTCTGTTAGTAAGAATGAGTTGATTGGAGTACCTATTTTAACTCCATTTCGTGTAAGTCCATGTTCATGGTCTATGAACTTGTATTTATCATAGGATTTAGCAAATTCTTTTATTTGTTGTTTAGTTAATGGTTCTTCTCCATTTTCATAGTCACAATCTTTTGCTCCAGGTATCATTACTGGTGCAGTTAGATTGATAGAACCATCACTATTTTGTGTAATTGCTTTCATAAGAATAAATTAAAATGGTGAAGACATTTGAGTAGATTTAGCTTGTCTTCATATTACAGTCTAATGATTTAGAAAAATAGTTAATTGATTTTAATAATTTCACTTTCACGGAAACTTGATTTACCTGGTGGAGCAGTATAACCATATGGCATGATGAATGGTGCATTACTGCATCTGCAGTTAATCCATTCTTCAATAGGTCCTGATTTGTCACCAGGATATGCAAGACCATTACTGTATGTTCCACCCATTGGTATTATTTCACCATCTACTCCAGTACCATGTACTCCATTATGGCTGAAACTTCCTCTGTGACTTGGTCTTACACGGTTATCTTTTGCAGATACCCATTGTGTATAACTGACATTCATTTCTTCATATGTTTTCATTATGCCTTCGTTATGTGCAGTGTGGATTTCTGTTCTTGCTATTCTTGTAGCTTCCCATGTTTCAAGTTGTGTGAATCTTTCACGAATTTTATTTTTAACATGGTCTATTCCTTTTCCAGAACGGTATCCATTAGTTAGTATTTCATTGATACTGTTATCTACTCTTTCAATTGTATCTCTACTTGCTTTGAATAGTTTGGACAGTAATCTTTCTTCTGTCCATTTTAATGTTCCGAATAATCCATCTTCTGATATTTTTGTTTTAATTATGTCAAGTATTCCTTTTTCTGCATAAGGTTCAGTTGCATATTCAACTAATCGTTTTCCCTCATCTGCACCTAACTGGAATTCTTTTTTATTATACTTTTCCAGTATCTGATAATATGTTTCATGACTGTCAAGTATTGGTTGTTTAATTAAATTGATTTGGCCTTGAAGTAAATGATATTCGCTCCAGTATTCTTCAAGATTATTGATTACTTCTTTTTCCAAATCTTTAAAGTAATTACTGACTTCTCTTTGTAATCTACGTTCATTCAGTTGTGACCTTTTCTGTGTCACGAGTGATGCTATTAGTTTCCTTTTCATTTCCAGAGATGTCATCATCAGTATCACCTCTTAATGTATCTTCGATTGTACCAAGTATTGAATCCATTTCCAAGTTAGGATTATTCTCTGTTTGATTCCATATTTGCTCTAATGGTTGGTAATTCATATACCTTGCATTTAAGTAATAATCATCAACATCTTCAATAGTTAAACCAAACTTACTACCAAAGTTTTCAATTAACTCACGAATTGTCATTGCTCCTCTTTGGAATAAGAATTCAGCTAATGCTAAGTCTTTAGTATAATCAATTGGTGCTACATCTTCAATACAGAATTTCCATGAAGTAACTCCTAACTCTAAACCAATTTGATTAATTAAAGCTTCACATTCAGATTTAATAGGAGTAATAGTACCGTACTTATAACTGTTCCTTGTCACTTGACTGTTAGTTCCGTTCAAGTTTCCAGTATCAAATATTCCAAGTCTTGATGGATCCATATGATGAGCATGTATTACTTCATCACGTGTATCTTTACGGTACATTCTGAAGTGACCTTCTTCAGCTTGAACACTTAATGGAGTTATTTTTAATTCAACGTTTCCTTCTTCTCCTTCTGATGGTATGGTTATACAGATAGCTGAATGTGGATTGCGGATTACTTCTTTTATTTGTTGACCTATTTTATAACGTAATGTTTGAGTTATATCATAATCTGGGTTAGGTATTTTATGTCCTTCACCATCATCTATTTCTGGTTCTTCATCATAATCTGCAAAGTCACCAGTTACTGTTATAGCAAACTTTGGCATTCCATAATTCTCAAAGAAACTATTATTGTATTTAACTGCACCAATATCTCCTTTAATACTACCTAAACATGAAACAATTGGTGGTCTTCCATAATAATCTGTTCCTGGTGCATACTCCATACTCCATAATATTTCATTTGCTTTTTTATCTGCAGGTAAACTATTATATGGATGGAATTCACCAGTATCTGCATTAACATCAGATAATACACCATTCTTATCATAATTCTTACCATAAATTACGAACCATACTCTTTTACCAGATGGTGTGATGTGTAATACTCTTTTTAAATCTGTGTGTCTACGAAGTGTATGTGCTGGAATGTGTTTTAATCGTATAATATCAGATTTACTATTGTCTTCTCTTATGATTTCTAATGCTCCGTATCCTATACTTCTACGGTCATAAATCATTCTTTGTAAGTTTGTATTAATGGATGGTTTACTGTTATCTAATACTTCATAGAATCTTTCTTTTTCTATTTCAACAGGTTCAACATCTTCAACTGGTTTTAATGTATAATCAACACCAGTACTATCAATGGCCACTGCTTCAACACATGATGCATGATAAGTGTATAAATCTAATAACTTAACCAAATCATAAGGATTGTACTTTGGATTTAAAATTGAAGTACCTACCTTAAACATTTCATCAACAGTTTGTTTACTACCATCAGTATCCACATCTGCTTTCAATGCATGTTTATCTAATTCTAATTTGTTGATTACATGATATTCATCATTGTCATCTACTGTTACTATAAAACTATCAGCTTTTTTTGTCAAAATAATCACACTCTTACTTTTCGTTTAGGTCTTAACCAATATCTTGCAGCTCCAGTACAGGTATCAGTGATGTTATCAGTTCCACCTTCTTCACCAGTGAATTCAACTAATTCATCAACAACCATGTCAAAAATAGATTCTGCAATTAAAACTTTACCATCTTCAGCTAAAGCTTGTAAATCAAAACTACGAGTTAATTTATCTCCTGCTTTCTTAACTTTATCAGGTCTTATACGATGGCCTTTCAGTTTTTTATGTCTTTGAAATTTATTAATCAAAACTTTAGGAGATGCACCAGGTTCTTGTTCAATACGAACAGTAGTCTGTTTACCATCTCTTAAAGTAATATCCACAAAATATTTATCCACTTGCAATGGTGTTAAACCTTTATTTAACTGCTTACGGAAATATAAATATTCTCCATCATAATAACTTAAATTTGCAGCAGTACTGTCTCCATCTTCACCACTTGCACCTAAATCCCAATATCTTAAACTTGGTAAATCTTTAATCATTTCATCCATTTTTTTATCAGGAACTTTACTATTCTTGAACCATTTACGTTCAAATACTCCACCTTCTGGTTCTCTTGGATTTCCTTGATATACTGCATTAAAACGAAAACTACCCATTGATTTTTTATTATCATTTAACTCTTCTACAGGTATTTTTTCAGGCCATAATGCAGTTCCTACTTCTCTACCTAAAGGGTCATTTTCTTCTGCTATTGCAGGTAAATTGCAAATTACCCATGTTCCATAAGGTATGCTTCCACCATCACGGAGTATGTCTAATGCTTTGAAAATATCCATTTGAGGTTCATTAGGAATTACTTTGTCTCCTTCTTTTTTGTAGAGTATTTGTCCTGCTAAATCCCATTTATTTAATCTTTGGAAAATAGCAATTACTCCAGGTTTAATTCCTTTTTCTAAATCTGCATCAAGTCTTGTTTTTGCTTCAGTATACCACCAGTCATTTAGTTCTTGTTGGTGTGTTTTACTGTTGGCTTTTTTGAATCCTTTAGTTGGATCATCAATTAGGAATAGGTTTGCACCTTCACCTAAAATTGCTCCCCCAGTACCGCTTGTAAATAATCCACCTTTATGGTTTTTAATGTTCCAGTTACTTGCTGCTTGACTGTCTTCAGATAGTTTGATTTCCTGTTCAAATAGTGTTAATCCGTATTTTTTTAGTAAGTTTCTTACTCTTCTACCCCATTTTCTACTGAATGCTGCGGTGTGGGTGGTTAGTATTACTTTTTTATCTGGGAAGTTACCTAGAAACCATGCTAAAAAATAGTAACTAATTAATTCTGATTTACCATGTCTTGGTGGGCAGAATATCATTAATCTTGATAATCTACCTTGTACAACATAGAGTAATAATTCAATTATAAGTATTAAATGTTGGAATGGTTTCCATGTGTTTTCACTTGCTTTCATTGCAAAGAATGCTGGGTTGTCAGGTATTTTAGGAGTCATTGACAACATCCTCTAATAGTTTTCTTGTTAGTTCAACGTATTCTGGTTTGAGTATGATGTCTTGAGCAATTTCTGCTTTGGTTTCAACTTCTGTTTTAGCTTCAATATCTGCATTAACATCTGATTTACTGTATTCTGTTGGTTCTTCTTGGTCAAGTAAATCATCTTCATGTAATATTTTTAATGCTTGTATTCCCTGATTGATTTGAGATAATGGCTGCCCAATACTCATATCAATACAGATTCTTTCAAGCAAATCTTTTTTGATTTTCTTTTTTGTTTCAAAATTAGCAATGGCATCTTGTTTGTCTAGTTCATGTAATGTGTCTAGTATGTCTTGTTTTTCAGATTGCCTTTTGGATTGTTTCCTTAATACCCAACTATTGCATGCTTCTCTTGCCCAATTTCTGATTGTTTTATATGCAGGTACTTTTGTCCCTTTTTGTTCATTTTCGTACTTTTTACATAAGTATTCGTGGAATTGTTTTAGGTTGTTTGTGGGATAGTCTAAGAATTCTAGGAAGTAGCAGTATTGGTTGGGTGTTTCTCCTTTTTGTTTTTCCCAGTATGGTTCTTGGAGTTCTTCTATTGGCATAGTATCCCATTATATTACAATGTTATATTATTAAGTATCTTAAAAAAAATTTAATGTACATGTGTTAAAATAAATGCTAATATTGCTATTGCAGTACCTGCAAGGGATACTGTAAATACTAACACCCATTTAATTACATTCTGTGCAGTTTCTAATTTTGTGACACGTGTATCTATGCTAAAATCAGATTCAATACTTTTATTCACAACATTAGTTACTGTTTCAGTTAAATTATCGATTTTTTTATCTATTTTATCAATTTTTTTATCCATTTCATCCAATCTTTTCTTTGTATAGTTAAATTCTGTTTGTAATTGATTTAGGTCTAGTGTATGGCTCTGAATCAATTCAAAATTATCACAGTCATGGTTAGTTGTCATCTTCTATGTCTCCAGTTACGTATTCCTGATTTAATATTTCAGGTTCAGGTACAACTGGAGGTTCAGCATTATCCAAAAATTTAAATGTATTTGGGTATTTTGCATCTATATATCCAATAACTAGAAATATGAATGCACCGATTACTTCACTTAAAGTTGTTGCATCTACATTTAAATTTAATCCTTGTGCTGCTAATGCTCCAATTACTTGTCCTGCAATTATCATGCTTATCCATTTTACTATTGTTGATATGTTTCCAGTATAATTTTCTGCCATAAACTTAGTCTCCTTAATTAAATAAATAGAATCTTTTAAAATTGCTGTAGGTGGGATTTGAACCCACAATATTATGCACCAATACAGTCTTAATAGAGATTGAAATATATGTATTTTTAATTGAAATCAGTTTTTTTTAGCTGTATTTTTTGCTACAGCACATATAAAAAAAAGGATAAAAGGAGTTTAATGGTATTATTTTTTTAATGTCAAAGGAAATTATATTTTAATTTAAATTTAGAGGAGGCGTTTAAAATTCGAGATAAAATATGACTTGTACTGAATAAAATTATGCTTTTAACAGGTATTTTTACTTTTTAAACTCTATTTTTTTATACCATAAACTCCTTATAAACTTCTCTTTTTGTTGTGATTTAATTATAGCTTTTGGAATGCTGAATAGTGTATTGTCTTGTATTATTAATCCACATTTTTCACAGAATGTTTCATCGTGGAAATTATCATATAATATTTCTTTGCTTTTGCATTCTGGGCAGGTTATCCTGATGTGTGGATAATTTTTTTGTGACATTTTTCTACTCTCATTCATATTATAGTCTAATGATTTAGAACATTAGTCCTAATCTTTGTTTTTCGTTTTTTATTATTTGGTGTTCTCTTTCATCTTCTGGGTTTTTGTGTGGTCCTATGGTTCTTGTGCCTATTTTTGTTTGGTTTATTCTGTTTCTGTGTTTGTAGTAGTGTTTCATTACTCTGTTTCTGTTTTTTTCTTTGTTGGCTTCTTCGGCACATTCTTTGGTGCAGTATTCTTGTCTGTTGTGGTGTTTTGTGAATTGTTGTCCGCACCATTTGCATTTTGCTTCTGGGTATTTGATTTGTATTTTCATTATTCACCTATTGCTTTTAGTATTTTTTCTGCTGTTTTGTCTGCTATTCCATCGATTTGTGTTAGGTTTTCTTTTGTTAATTGGTCTAGGTCTTTTTTGGTGTGTAGGTTTAATGTTTCTACTATTGTTTTTGCTTTTTTCCAGTTTATGCCGTATACATCATGGCATAAGAAGTTGAATGCTGGGTTTTTGTCTTTTTTAGGAAATCTTTTTACTATGGGTTTATTTTGTAAGCATTTTTTTGCTTGGATCAACATTCGGTAGTATGCTTCATCGATGTATGGGCTGTATGATTCTATTACTGTGGTGTATCTGTTTAGACTTGCTATTGCTCCTAGGTATTGGTAGTAGTTTACTTCTTGGTAATGTCTGCTCATTGCTATGCATTTTGCTCTTGTTGATTCGTTTCCTTGTATTATTACGTAGTGGTGGTTGTAGTTTTCTGCTTGTGAGATTGCTTGGTTGAAGATTTTATTGTTTTGTATGCTTGATACGAAGTCTGCTATTGTTTTGAATTCAAATACTACTTCATCGTGTCCATCTGTGAATATATAATCTCCTATTTCTAATTCTTCTACACTAACTTCTAATCCTTGTTCTTTGTAGTATTCTGTTGCTGATTTTATTCTGTCTTGTTCTCTTGAATCAATTTTCACTAACATTTATAGTAACTCCTTGATTTTGTTTAAATCGTTTTTTGCTTCGTGTATGCTGTTTTCTAATGCTTGTAGTTGTTGTTGTATTTTTGTGTAGTTTTTATCGGTGTTGATTTGTTTTTGTAGGTGGTGTATTTTGTTTTCGTATTCTGTTAGTGTGGTGTGTAGTGTTTGTGCTGTTATTTTGTTGTTTAGGTTGAATGATTTTCCTTCTCCATTTGTATAGACTCTTGAATTGTTTAGTAACCATTTAGTCATTCTATCGCTTCCATTAACTGTTTCAAAACATTTTTCCCAATTTGTGTTCTTTCAGTTTCGTATGCTTCTTGTATCATATGTTTTATCCGTTCATTTTCTTTTTCTAATTCTCTGCGACTAAACAGTTTATTATCATGACATTCTTTTAATTTGAATTGTAACTGTTCATTTTCATTATATAATTCATAAACTAAATCAGATATTCTTTCTAAATCTATTCCTTTACCTCTTTTCATACCTCTGTCAAATTCTTTGAATGTTAATTTTTCAGTATCTAATGTATCTTTCATGTATCTATCAGTTTGACAAACAGCACAGTAACATTGATAAAGATTATTTTTGTGTTTTGCCAATACTCTCATAGGATATTTACATACTGGACATGTCATTCTTATTAATTCGTTATTTTCATCCATATTAACTTCAACATATCTGCCAGTCATTCTCCTAACTCCTCAAAAATTAAATTCCCATCTTGCAAATATTTATCATTCAATTCATCTTCATCAATAAGAATAACTTCATGCACCATTCCACCTTGCTTATGAAAATCAACAAGCCCTACATTTCTAATTCCTAATAATTTCCTTATCTGTAAATCATTTGTTTTCTCATATTCCCATTCATCATCAGATAAATTAAATTCAACATTATAAAAACTTAAATCCCCCACACTTGACCTTGAAACAGTATCTACAAGAAAACCATTAGTTTTTAAATGATTTTCTAACTGTCTTGAAGTCCTATGATAAATATTATCATATGGCAATCCTATTAATGTTGGATTCATGAGTATTGGATTATAATGTAGCATATCTAATAAATGTTGATTTTTATCATCTTTTAGTTTCTGATTTTCTTTTGTTAGTTTATTTACTAAGTTTGCAGCATTTTCTGCCCCCATATTCCATATGTCTTGATTTGTATATTTCTTTTCAGTCATTCTTCTAACTCCTTTAATACATTTATTGCAAAATCTAACCTAATTATTTCATTCTTTGATATTGCAGTTTCTTTTTCCATTTTTAACATTTCAATTGTATTTCGTATTTGCTTTTTTAACTCTACATTCTCATTTAATAAATCTAACACTTTGTAAAAACCCTCTTCAAATTTTGGAGATAAAAATTCACCAGTTACAGTATCTTTGTATGATGCTACTTCAGGTATTGCTTTATATCGTTTTTCAATCATTCTTCTAACTCCTCTCTCATTCTTCTGTTTTCTAATACTAATTTATTATTCTCTCTAACTATCTCTTCAACATATTCTCCAACAATATATACTTCAAATCGTTTTCCTATCGCTAATGCTATTGAACTGCTTACAGCAATCCAAAATGGAAGAACCAACCCAAAACACATGGTTACTACATCAATTGTAATTACTTCAGTCATTCTTTTCCCTCATTAACTTTTTAAATGGGTTGGAAAGGTTATATCCTTGTTCTTGTGCAATATCTAACTCATGTAATAATATACTGTTAAAAGATGAGTTATTACAAGCACTTGATTTCCAACTTTCTTTTTCTTTTTTTAACTGCTCATTCTCATCTACAAATCTATTAAGTAGTTTTGTAACTAAACTACATTCCCAATCCAATGTCATAATATAATGCAGTTTAGTTTCATTATCAATTATTATTCGACTTCCTTTAATACATTCAAATCGTTTATTATCACTCATTCTCTATGCTCCTCATCATTATATTCACATTGTAATTCACTAAAACCATGTTCACGATTCAAGATAATACATAAACTACGAATATCTGCAGGTTTATGTAAATCAAATAATTCTTTATCATCACCATATTGTATGTAATAATCATCATGGATTTTTAAAAATCGTTTTTGTTGTTTTAACTGTTCTTCTAATCTTGCTAATGCATCTTCATACTCCATATTAGTAGATGTTAACTGTTCATTCTTAACTACAAGTTTATCCATTATCTCACAAAAGACATTTAATTTAATACAAACAACTTCTTGATTAATTTCATGTCCCTTATCACAAATACGCCCATATCCATTCACTGTAAATCGTTTATTTTCACTCATCAATAGTCCTCCCAACAATCTTCAAAATCATCGCAATTATTAGGATACAACTCATGTCCTCTACTACAAGTTTCTATTGGATTTGATATTGCTCTACCTTCATCATCGGTATCTTGATAATAATCAATACAGCAACATCTTCCACAATTTATTTTACTCATTCTTTCAACCCCTCTTCTTCTTCCAATAATTGTTCTTCAGTTTTAAAAATAAAATCATCACCAAACACTTTAACAATATTCTTTTTACTACTTGCGGACACTACCCATTCACCAGTTTCTTTATCAAAAGCATGAACAATACCCATTTTAGAAATACAATCATCATTACTCATTCTTCCAACTCCTTTTTAATATTGTCTAAATAGACGATTGGAACATCATAAGCCAATGCAATATCATGCTCTAAACTACAACCTCTTGCATTTTCCCAACCAAAACCCATAGCCAAAACATCAGTCATACTCATAAATAATATTGACTCACTTAAACATTCCAATGCTGATTTTTCAGTATGATTTTCAATTACAGTACTCATTATTTCACAATTATCTTCATAATAATCAAATAATAAATTAGCCATTTCATTTCTTTCATAATTAATCTCATCATCAGTTTTATTTGCCATAGGACTACTCAACATTATTTTAATTTTACTCATTTTAAATCCTCCTTACAAATATCTCCACAAAACAACTCCATTTCCAAATTCATCAACACATTTTCTACTAACACTAATTCTGCAAAACTCATTTTATCATATGATTCAAGATATTTTCTTGCAGTTCTCTTTACTGCTGTTCTTATTACTTCTTCTGAATAATTATTCATAATTTCAACCTCTTTTCCATAATTCTTTTTTATCTAAATTTTCACTACTAACTTTCACAACATGATGGATCAATTTAAACTTTAACCTGCATCCACAATTGCAGGTGTGAGTATATTCACCAAATACTAACATCCATATTTTATGATATAATTTTGGCTGCCATACTCTACCACACTTACAATACTGGTTTTTAGGATTCATTTAACACTTGCTCCTTTAACTCAAAACGTTTATTATAATCCCAGTTACATTCTTTTAATAATTCCACCATTCTTTTAGCTTGACTTTTCTTTTTAAAGATTGCAAAATGTAATCGTACACCATCAACGTATTTATTCACTACCCAGTAAGTATGTCCTCTTGTAGTGATTTTATTATAATTTTGTGGATGTGTTTTCTGATTTTGTTTTCTTTTACCCCAGTTATTGTATTTGTACCGTAGGTTTATCATTTGTTCTTCTTTGCAGTATTTTAGGAGTTTCCTGTAAGTGTTTTTATTTAATTTTAGTTTTTCTTTTATTTCAACAACGGATATTTTGGGATTATTATAGTATTCTGTGAATTGGTCTGCTAATTCCAGATAATTATCATTTCCATCAATTATGTTGAATTCCATACTTTCACATTCTATTGATATTATTGGCATATGAGTATCATATGCAAACATTTTCCTTGTTGGTTTAGGATACTCTACTGTATCCATCAACTCAGCAACTTTAATTATATAGTTTTCATCAATCATACTTACAAACTCAAACAATGTCTTATCAAAGGAATATAATTCTTAATCCACTTAATAGATAATTCTAAAGAATCAATTTCTTTACTCAAATCAA